CATATTACATAAAAGTACATCATCCAAATCACGGTATGTATGGTCCTGATAATACTCACCAGGTAAGAATTCTTGGTGTAAGTGGAAATGGCACAATTAGTAATGCAGCTGATTCAGACTTAGTAAGATTTAGAGGTGAATCAGCACTAAATGGTATTCCAATTTCATTAATTAATAATGTTGATGGACTAACAAACTTAACACAATCTACTGTAGGTGCAAGACATAATGTTAAGAATGCTACACAAGACAGTTATATGATTGACTTGAGTGAACAAGATTCAGACGCTTCAGCAATTCAAACTAATCCAGTCACTGGTGGTTGGCACAAATCTATCAAAGCTGGTAGAGGTGGTGGAGATAATGTAGTTGCTACAGGTAGTATACAATATGATGCTGTAAGAACAAATACATCACCGATTATTTTTGACGAAACAACAGTTGAATCTAAAATCAAAACAACTAGTGGAGCTAACCTAATATTGAGAGCTGCATCTAACTTATTTGGTTATAGTACAGGTGACCAGTACTATGATTCACCTCAAGTAAAAGAAACTGATTTTGTAAGTGCTCCAACTGATAGAATTTTAAACTTTACATCACCAAGATTAATTAATGGTTCAATGAATAGAACTGCAACTGCGGATTTTGAACAACAATTAACTTTAAAAACAACTAATAAGTTTGTATCACCAGTTATAAGATTGGATGCAGCTAGTACTATGTTTGCTTATAAAAATAACATAGGTACATATATTGATGATTCAGATATGGCTACATTAGTTTCTACACCAGTAGTAGCTTCATCAACAGACATTGCACAAACTGAATTTGCCGCTTTCCAAGCTGGTATATCAAGTAGGTCAGAACAAGCTGGTTATATTACTAAGGTCATAAATTTAGATGTACCTGCATCTCAAATTAGAATTTTCTTTGATGCTGATATGGACCCATCTGGTGAGTTTAATATAAGATACAAAACAAGAGCTGTAGGTGATAATACAGAATTTGGTCAAATTGAATTTGAAACATTCCCAAGAAATCAAATTGTAAATGAAACTAACTTTGGTAAATTTAGCAGTACTGTTGATTTCAAACAATTTAGTCTTACACAAGATGTAGGTAAAGAATTTGATGCTTTACAAGTGAAGATTGAAATGAATACTAAGAATTCATCATTTGTAAGTAAACTGAGAGATTTAAGGATAATAGCTGTAGCATAATGGATAAGAAAAATTTAAGAAGAGACCCCAAGAGTGGAGCTATTTTAAATACTAATAGGGCAGCTTATGAAGAATATAAGGCTAAGACTTTAAAGGAAAAACAATTAGAAGAAAGACTAGTAAGAGTAGAAGATAAAATGGATAAATTGCTAAACATTTTGGAGAAATTAGATGGCTAATTTAAGAGATATTCTTGTACCTAATTTTGGATTTCAAGACTCTGATACACAGATTGGTATTGCACCTGTAAATACTCAGGCTGGTGTTCTTGCATTTAATGACTCAAATCGTATAGTTAAAAACAATGTACGAATTAATATCGGTTCATCTCCAAACTCAAACACTGGTGACCCACTAAGAACAGCATTTATTAAAGTAGGAAACTTTATGGAGGCAGTTTACAGAGCTGACTCAGATAAAGACTTACGTATTAAAAGATTTGAAACTCCAGTAGGTGATTCAGATTTCAGAATATTGGGTGTTAAATCATCTAATGATTTGAGATGGGATTCAGATGCAGTACATACAAATATAGGAAATGCTAACACAGGTTTTGATAGTGATACATTTGCTGGATTAAAAGCGGGTGATACAGTTTTCTTAACTGATAGAATTGACCCGATTAGTCGTAAAGCATTCATTGATAAGTATTCTAGGTCTAATCCTCACGGAAGAATAGACATAAACACTGTACGTCTAAAAAATAATGAGTATAGTGTTAACGCACCTGCTTTCTTAAAGGTTGGTTCTGATGGTCTATTAAAAGTACAAACGGAATTTGCTCTAGACCAAGTTGGTTTGGACTTTGATGGTGCTCTATCAAGATTGAGTGCTGGTACTCAATCAAGTAAATTATCTGCAGCTGACCAACAGCAACTGTATAAAGACTTTAATGACGTGCAAGGCTTGACTAATTCTTCATTTAGAATTTCTGCTGATAATGTTGAAGATGCTTTTGCTGAACTTATGGCAAGACAAGTAAGGGTTGGATATGATGCAGGGTTTTATGGGTAATGAGCACAAATGTCGACAGTAAAGAACAACTTTGCAGGTTTTACAATCGCACCAACTGGCTTTGGTGGAGATTCTGATAATGATTCAGATTTTGGTGAAAATCTAAACCGTTCTATACAAGCAATAAACAAATCTTATTCAATTAAATCAGGTATTCAAAATACTTTTATTGATGGTTATATAAACCAATTTGGTGCGTCATCTCGTTTCTCTACAAACGAACAAAGAACAATTCAAAATTTAATCAGAGAATCTATTAATGTGAATGGTATAACTGTACGTTATATGCCAAGAGCATCAGATTACACTGATGATGTTTGGAATGAAAGACCAGAATCACATTTTGATTCAGGTTATCAAATTGACATGTTATTAGTTGCTGCAGCTGGATTCGAAGGTGAAGGTGATACTATGACTCTATATGGTATGGAGTTTAGAGAAGAAGTAATTATGTCAGTTGCTATTAATAGATTCCAAGAAAGAGATTCTGATTATAGAACTATATTAAAACAGAGACTTACTGATTCAGATACTTTTGGAGCTTCATCTGCATCTAATGATTCTGATTCAGACCAGTATCAAACTTTACTTTCTAAATTTGCAAGACAAAGACCTCTTGAAGGTGACTTAATTGTAATACCTTTTGGTAGGTCAGCACAGAATAAAAGTCAGTACGTACCAAAAGTTTTTGAGATTACACGTGTGACAACTTACCATGATGGAGCATTTTTCCAACTAGGTAATAACTATCAATATAAGATACATGCTAAACTATTCGAGCTTTCAGGAGAAGATTTATACTTCAATCCAACAGCTATTACATATGATAATACTGGTAAGGCCACAAGTACAACAGATGAAATAGTCACACAGGCTAAACTTGGTATACAATTTACTGACTCTGAAACTAAAGCTATAGATATTACTGACAGTGATTTAATATCTGACTCTTGGGCATCAAATACTGAGATTGAACAGAGAGCTGAGAATCAAGAGGTATATGATAACAGTGGTATTGTAAGAGAAACACCACGAACAATAACAGATGACTATACAGCAAGAGCTTTTGGTCAACCTGGTATAAGAAATTTGGATGACATATAATGTTAGGAACACACTTTTACCATGAGACTGTAAAGACTGCAACCGCGGTCTTTGGTAGTCTATTCAATAACATCGTAGTTAAAAGACGAGACGGCAAGTTAGTGCCTGTACCAATTGCTTATGGTCCTAGACAAAAATGGCTTGAAGCTCAAAAAGGTTTACAACCGACTGAAGAAATGTTTGAAAGACTTTTACCTAGAATGTCTTATCAGTTTGTTGCAATGGTTTATGACCAAAACAGAAAATTAAACAATAAACCAAATGTACTAAGAGCACCTGATAGTTTACAATATCCAAGACAAAAGGCTAATATGCCTGTACCTTACACATTGTCTTATACTTTATATTTAGAAACAAAAACTTTGAATGATGGTTGGCAAATTATAGAACAGATTGTACCATTCTTTAACCCTGCTTACACTGTTAAAGTAAGACATTTTCCTGCTGATGCAGATACAAATACACCTACTCCAACAAATGCATTTGATATGCCTTTTTCACTTACCTCAGTGACTTGGACTGATGATTTTACTGGTGATATTAATACAAGAAGAACAGTTGAATGGACATTAGAATTTGAAACAAAAGTCTGGTTCCATGGTCCAATTGCTCAAACTAAAGTAATTCTAGATTCAAGAGCTATTGTAGCTACACCAGGTAATGCTACTGACTCAGATAGAAAAGACCTCAACTTACTAAGAAGAAGTGATAGTGATTTATTAGGTGCTGATGTTGGACATGTAGTATTGAAAACACCAGACTCAGATGCAATCTTTGATAGTGATTCTAGAATCAGTCCAAGAATTACAAATTTATCTGATTCTGATGGTAATGTTATTAAGATAGTGAGAGATTTTAACCTTTAGTGAAATAAATAAAACATGGCGACAAAAGATTTAATCAATTTAGGAATATCCCCAGACTCAGGTACAGGAGACTCAGCTAGAAAAGGTGGGTCTAAGATAAATGAGTTATTTTCAGATGTTTACAGCAAATTTGGTGATAATCCAATAGGCCAAGATGTAGACAAACCTTTCTATGGTTATAGAAGAAGATTTGGTGAGTTTGAATACCGTGTAGGTGAATTACACCCTGCAGGTAAATATCTAAATATTTCATTCAGAACACCTGATGCTACAAGAGATTCAGATTATGCTTCAGGTTTTAAACTGTTAGACCAAACTAGAGGTTGGAGAATTGATGCCGATTCTGATGGTGACGGTATTCCAGATTTATACTTAGATTCAGAATTCTATTTCGCATCCAGAGGTGAAATGATAGATGTAGATGCAAGTGGTATTGGTACAAATAGAACTTTTCATGTTGTATTACCACTAGCTCAGCCAGGTGATGTAATTAAAATTAGAGAATCAAGAGGTTCTTTCTCTAATAGTAGAAGTATGTCAGTATGGACAACACCTTTTAGATTCAAAGATTCTGACCAAAGAGCTGAATGGTCAAATAATTCAGGTGGATTAACAGCTCCAACCAATAAACACACATTTATAAGAAATGTAGATGGTGTATTTACTAATGCTTCAGCTTTCAGTATTCCTTTTGATTCAGAAGGAGCTGCATTTGATAAAAGAGCTTTAGGATATGGAGTAAATTTTGCTGGTGTTCTTGGTTCAAACGGTGTCAAATCACCAGTATTATTAAATTCACCACACTCAATTTATGAGTTTACATATTCTGGACATGATATTGGTTGGGTATTTGTAAGACATAATATCAGGTCTGCAGCAAGAGATTCTGATTCAATAAGAATATTTACAGATAATTTTGATTCTGATGATTGGCATAAAACTACAGCAGCATTTAATATCAATGGTGTAGAAGAAGTACCTGCTGGTAGATTCATGTTGCCAATGACAGCTGCATCTTTCGGTGATGCACAACAAAATAGAGAATTCGCAAACTTAGCATCGGTAATGGATGTAAAAGTTTTCAAAAAGGTATATAAAGCTGGTACATTAAGTGATGTAAATACAGAGGTTCTTGGATTTTTAAGAACTCAGCTTTATAATGCTATTGATTCTGAGATGTCATCTTCTTCACCAGACTCAGATAAGATACAAAGATTTAAGACTGTATGGGGTACACAAGGTGCTGATTCAGATGCAATATCAGGAAATCCAAACAATTATGGACATGATGGATTTGTAGGATTTGAATCTGCTGACCAAATGTACATACCTGTGACAGTGACAACAGTAGTAGATACTGCTGGTAATGCAATAGTCTTTTCAACTACTAAGTTTAAAGGACAAGCTAAGATAATTACGATGGGATAAATAACATATGACTATTAACTTTTCAAATGGCAGACCAGTTTACCAACACCGTAGAAGTTTATCTACGGGTTTGAATGCTGAAGGTCAACCGACTACTGACCAAATTGAACAAGGTGAGATAGCAATCAACCTATCTACTAGAAAGTTATATACAAAAAGACCTACAGTTACAAGAGATTCAGATGGTACATCTGATATTTTAGAAGTTAGTAAAGTCATGATTTCTGGTGTCAAATATAGACTACCAGGATTTAGACCTTATGGACAACAATTTCAATCTGGTTCACAGATTAGAATCATTTCAAGAAGAATTTTAGACTCAGACACAGCAGGATTAAATGTTAAATTAAGAATTAGACAATCTGGTTTCTTAGATTCAGATAATGCTCTTAATTTTGTCAGAGATTCAGATGCTTATACACCAACATTTGTAGATTCAGACGGTACAAAAACTCTTACAGCAATTACGGGTTCTGGTAGAGATTCAACTATCACAAACGGTGATGGGAAAGCTTATAAAGTAAGACATATACCAGTATCAAAAGCTTTTAGAAGTAGGTCTGATAGTAATAAGCTTAAGTTATTATTGCATGATTCAGATGGTACCACAGATTCAGACATCACACCTGTAAATGCTGTACATGGTAGTAAATTTGGTGGTGGTGTTGTAGATATATCTTTCAATATTGATTCAGATTTAACATCATCAGAAATAGCGACAAGAATAGCAAATGCTGTAAATGCATCAGCTGCTCTTAACTCTATGGACCAGAACATTATAGCTGAAATAGACAAAGTAAATCCATCAATCGTTTACATATATGGTGGTGATAAAAAATTAGAAGTAGAAGCTGCTGATAAGTTTGTACAAACTACTGACCATTCAATTACACCACTATTCAAATTTGTACCTAGTGACTCAGATACATTCTTCTTGAAGAGAGATTCAGATAATGACTCAGATTTTGCTAAACGTGTAGAGATTACATTCTTCTTCCAAGATGAAACTACTCCACGTATTGCATCTTCTGGTGAGGTCATGGAGACAACTACATTTGGTATAAATGAAATAGCAAATTCACCTATATATGCAAGAAAAGCGATTACCCTGAAAAATATGGTGGGTAATATTGGTACAATTGACTCAGATGAAACAGCACCAGGTCAAATAGGTGTCACTGAAAATAACAGATTTAAAATTAGAGGAGCAGCATTTACTGGTGCAGATGAAGTTGTCACACTAAACGCTGTTGCAGTAGTAAGTAGTACACCTCCTGCATTTGATGTAGAGAATGGTTCACTTTGGCTAGAAGATAATAGTAGTAAGACACCTAGATTTGATGCGGTGGACTCAGAAACACACCACATGGAAGTAGTCTTTAATGCAAGAGGCTCTTATGCTTCAGCTACACCAGATTCAGAATTCTCTATACCTTATGGAGTTTTACAAGATAGAACTTCAGCAGATTCAGATGATAGAGTATTACATATTGATGTCGGTGACTCTGAAGCTGGAGTTGCTAGAAAAATTGTTAACTTATTGAATGATTCAGATTACGCCACTAGAGCTGGTCGTAAGGGTACTGCAATTCAAAGAAACTCAATGGGCTCAGGGCTTATGGGAGTTTATGATTCAGATTCAGATGGCTCACCAAGAGGTACAGGTTATAACTACATTTCAGTAATGTTTGACTCAGAGCATGATTCAGAACTATTTGGTAAGAGAATTTATCTGCCTACAAATGATGATTCAGATGGTAGAAATATAGTCACAAGAAGTGGTACAGATACTGATGCAAACTTTGATGGTTTGGTTATTGAAATCATAAACAAACAGACTGAAACAAATAGAACATTTGCAGGATTTAGAGCTGCAGAAATTTACTTCTTGGATGCAACTCTTATTGATGACCCAACAGCACAAACAAAAGCTTTAGAAATGTCATCGGCAGAAAGAACAGAAAAGAATATTGTTAAACACTCTGTTAAACCTGGTATGAGTAATACTGATTCTGATGGTTCATTTAGATATGCAGAATGGAGAACTATTAGTTCAACATCAGTACTTTCACCTCAATCACTATCACTTAGTATTGCTGGTCAAAGTTTCTCTAGTACACAATCACTAATCGTACAGGATAAAGATGGTCTAACAGTTCTTTCTGGTCAATTATTAGTATAGGTAAATTATGGCAAGACCATTAAAGATAAACGGAACTTCAGGACTGAAACAAATGTCCGATGCGGATTTAGACCGCTTACAGTATAATTTGCGTAAGAGATATGCTTCTTTCTTAGCTTATTATCACACATCATCTTCTGGTGTAAATGCTGCTAATGGACAAACATCATCTGGCACAGGACCAGCTGGTGCTTTAAATGTAGGTTCAGTATCTGGTTGGACATCAATTGGTTCAGCTACTGATACAGCATCAACACAACAAAGTGCAACACAAGAAAGAAATAACTCTGGTGGTGATGACTATCCTGCATTTCCAGGTTTAGGTACAACTACAGTTTCAACATATGCTTATCATCAAAATCAGTCAGCATCTACATTAGGAACTGCATTTGCGGCTAATGACCAATATTCATACTTAAAATTTATATCACCAGCTACATTAAGAACTGCTACTGGATATAATGATGATTTCTTTGATGAAATTATTACTCAATGTCTTACAGACATGTATTCAGGCGATGAAGTAGGTTCATATAGAGTGAGTACTTCAGCTCCGTCTAGTGGTGGTGCTGGTACTTGGACAGACTGTGGTACTTGGCATGCTGATACGACCTATTCAGCCGGTACAACAACTCATAAACTTTGGGTAAAAACAGCATTAGATACACCACCCGGTACAGATATAAAACCAGTAATGTGGAATGGTTCTTTAATTAAAGAAGTAGCATCAATTGATGAAACAGGTGCTTACCAAGCAACTAGCTTTGTAGACCAAGCTCTGATACCTGCACTAATAAACAAAGTTGCAGCTAGTAAAATAAAGTATGAAGTAGTGACTTCAGACCCAGGTGGTAGTTCTAATAGAGGTTCTTTTACAGACACTAGACAAACAACTGATAACCAGACGCAGTCATTTTCTGACCCAACTTATACATCAACATCAACTCCATCAGGAGCTGCATCTGCACAAGCAACTTATTTTCTTAAATTGAACAATCCAGCATAGGAATAAATAGTATATGACTGATAATAACCAACAAAAACCAGAAGGCTTCAAATCAGGTGATATTAAAATGTATGACCGTGATGGTAATGAGACTACGCGTGAAAAAATGCAAGTAAAGCGCGGTGCTGTATTACAAAACCAAGGACAAAGAGTTGAAGAGATTAATGGTAAACTTACAATCAATTTTGTAAGATGGTTAGATGAAGAAAGAACTTTGGTTGAATGTAAATACTTTGATAGCGAAGGCTGGGGTAGAGTAGAAAATCATGCTGCTAATGCATCTGGTCCAGGTACATTCTTTTCAAAAATACTACAACAATACACTATAGATGATATTGATAATGATACTGCTGAATTCTGGAAAGCAGAAAATGAAGCAATGGAAGACTTTAGAAAGTTCCAAGAATGGAAAGCTGAAGGTGGTCTACTAGGTGCTCAAATTGATGAAGATGAATTAAGAGCTCAAATCGAAAATGAAATGAGAAACAAAATTCAAGCTGAAATGCCTCCACACCACGAAGTTGTAGAAAAAATAGTTGAAAAAGTAGAAGAAGTTCCTGTTGAAGTACCAACTATATCAGTAGAACACATGGCTAAAAACTACAGCCAAGAAGATTTATTTAGAATGAAAATCGAAGTATTCGATATACCTGCAGTAAGAGAAGCTAGCAAAGATATAAAATCAAGAATCAGAAAAGCTACTACTCCTGTTGAGTTGTTTTCCATAATTCATGAAGCGAATGTGTCTTTTGAAAGTGCACAAGCTTCACGTCAGGATTAAACTTCTCCTCTTTATAATCATAAAAATATTCTCCAGGATACGCGTCATTACAATCGTTTATCCATTTACTTCCTGGATTTAAAATCATTTTACCAAACCACGATGATGGCACATATATTAGTTCTAACTCTTCTTTTACTGAGTCCTCTACAAAATACTGCTCACCATTCACTGGACCATGTGTTATGCCGGCTGCAATGTAGCGGTTCATCCAGTACTGAGGGTCATTCATTAGTTTCTTGTAGATATATTTACAGTCTTTGGGATAATACTTGTAAAAAGCACCATTCAGAGTATAACGAGGATTAGCTGTATCTTTCCACCAAGCATTTAGACCAAGAAACTGTCCTCTTTCAATTGGATATTCTATCAATTCCATATAATCATTCATCAATAGTATATCAATATCAATTACAACAATTGGGTCATCTATTGGAAAATCCATAAAGCCAACTTTGTTCCATTGTAATTTTAATCTACAATCAGATGTTCTTACAAAATCTATGTTTGGTATTTTAGACTTTAAGTAGTCCTCATATTCAGGACCATACTTATCGCCAATTCTTACTGCCAGTACTCTTGTACCCATTGATAGTTCCTTACTGCTTGGTGTAGCTCTAGTTGAAAGTGTTTGTTCTTACCGTACTCATCAGTATTAAACACACATACTATTTTATTTTTTCTATGTTTGTGCATATCTATATCATCTGGCCATTCACAACCTCTATTAAATGAATAGTAATACTTGGGTGGGATATGGTCAAACTTATCATAATGTCTATAGGTAATCCAATTATCTGAACCACCTGTACATATAAAATAAATTTTTTCAGCATTCTTTTTTAAATCTCTCCATAGTGGTTTACCTTGCTCATCATTCCATATCATCATGCCACCATTACATCGAGCACCATAGTTCTTTTTCCAAAATGGTTTTTTTTCATCATCCATATTATGCCACCAAGACCTACCAATTAAAGGTTTGTCTTTATGCATTTTTATAATTGGTAATAAACTGTTTTGAATTACTAAGTCTAAATCAAAGAACATCTTTTGTCCTTTTATACCCCAGCCATTTGGCTTCCAATAGTTTAACTTAGGTCTATCCCATAAACGTGGTAGACCTGTGATAAATTCTTTTGAAGCATACATCTTATCTGGTGTAGAGTCTGGCAATTCATCTAAAAATGGTAATTGAATTATATTAGTGTCCATACCATTTGTATCATCAGTTTGACAGTAAAATTTAAAGTCAGCTTTCAGATTTCTCTTCACCATATTGTACAAATTATTTACATAATCTACACTATATTTTGTTCCCCACCTTGCACTAAATACATGAATCATTTATAACCTAACACCATAAACCTTTTGTGATAATTGTCATAATCATGGAATGGTTTTTCACCAGAATAAATTAATTCTTTAAAATTACATTGTTCAATAAAGTCATCTAAAGTATCACTACAATTAATGTGTGATGGGTCTTTAGTAAAATTAGTAGATTGAAAAACACAAAGACCTTCCGGTGTAAACTCATCAGTCAGTGGGTACATATGTTCACAACTTGTATTAATCCAAATATCAGCTTTTACTTTAGATAGTCTTTTCATTTCCCAATTTACATCAATATTGTGTGTGACTATATTATGACTACCATGTAGTTTCTCAGCTATTTGTAATGCTTCTTTATCAAAATCTACTAGATGGATTCTTTTACTAGGATGAAATTGTGAGTTGATTAAAGGTACAGTTAGAGAACCATACCATGAACCCATAAGCCACCAACTAGTTTTTGAATCTATATCAGCATAGACTTTTAAAACTTCAATCATCCAAGTCTTAGCTATGAACTGATTTCTTGAATATGATTTAGCAAAATCTTCTATGCGATGTGGGTGATTATGGTAAATGTCTTGCATTTGTCTACTCCACTCCCAAACAGGTAGTGGAAACCTTTCCATAATCTGAGTTTGCTGCATTAAGCCCATAATTCTTTAACCCATTTCTTTCTTATTTGGTGTTGCTTTTTTTCATTGTAGTCAAATAGAATTATACTAGACTTAGGTCGATATTCTTTATTACAGTTCCAATATGAATAGCAAAAACCCTGTTCTTCAGGATATGTAGATATATGATTCTTATGTCTGTTTTCAAGCCAATTATCTATACCTTTGTATAAAAATAATATCTTATCTTTATTTTCTATAAAGTCATCCCAAATGAACTGTCTATTTGTGTGTTTGTTCCATACTAATACCGATGAATTTAATTCACAATATTTGTAGTTATCACCTATTGTCCATCTTTTCTGTTCATCTAAATTAATCCAATTTGTATATAGCATTTTCATGTAATGAGATGGTCTAAATAAATTAGTAATATCATTTTGTATGATTATATCTAAGTCTAGAAACATACCATCTCCAGGCCAGTATTTTTCATTCCATAGTAATAGTTTCCACCACCATTTTTCTAATCCTATATCTGGTAGATTTTTAATTTTTATTTCTGGTAGTATACCGTCAGGTTCATTAGTCATACAAGTAAGAGTAAATGGAACATGCACATGTTTAGATAACATGCTATAAAGTTTGTTTACATATTCTGAAGAGTATTTTGTGCCCCATTTAAGACAGACAAAATCAATTTTTGCTGGTATCATAATATATCCTTATAACATATTTATAGCATAAGTTGGTATAATTATACTATGAAACATGCAATAATCACTGCCCTTATCGGTATCTTTGGTATCGTAGGCATTATATATGCAACTGTGACAAACGCTGAAGTAAAAGGATATACAGACAATCATGGTTGTTGGGGAGAATGTTATGAAGAGTATACTGCTCAGTATGGTACATTCTCAGAGCAATTAGAAGCTAAAAGAGTAGCAATGCAACAAGAAACACCAGCTGATAGAGGTGGCAAGTTATATGTAAATTGTAATATGTGTCATGGTGTAAATGGTGAAGGTGGTATTGGTCCTAAATTATCAGGTAGTACATCCATTGTTAAAATGCTACAACAGTACAAGAATGGTGAAACTAGAGGTGCACAGTCAGCACTAATGTGGGGACAAGCTGCTAATTTATCTACTCAAGATATGGAAGACATACAAGCATATATTGATACTCTATGAAACCAGACCACGTCAAAAAATTTGAAGAAAGCTTATCCTATCCAGAGTACACTGAAGAAGACAAAAAGAGAGGTATGAATAATAAAGACCTAGACTTTATGTGCAAGAATCCTATGTACTGGATGGTTTTCTTACCATCAGTATTTGTAATTGGTATGGGAATATTACCATTCATTACTATGTTTATCTTTTTTGACAAACCAGAATTTTTAAAACCTTAAAACAGTTATAAATAATGCATGCATGCGTTAAAAACTACTTTAAGTGTACCATCTGATGAAACTGTATTAGAAGCCGAATTTGGTCTATACATATACTCGCATATGTCTAGAGACCAGTTATCTGCCCTCTTAGAATCTCAAGGAGCATTTGTTGAATCAAATGAAATGCTTTTCTTTATTAGACTATTAGATGAAAAAGATAGAAAAGCTGGAGATTTTACTATGAATACATACCGTATCATGAAAGATAATGATTCAGCTACTAGAATGTTAAATACAATTCAACCAATCTTACAAGCAATACCTGATTCTGGTGGAGGTACGGTAGAACATACAATTAGTGAAATGTCATATGATGACTTTGTAGAACTACAAGCAAAAGTCGGTACTAAGTATTATTTTCCTGGTCTGGCTGATGAGCTTGAGAAGTATGAATAGATTCTTCAAATAATCTTCCACCACCCTCAGTCCATTTAATACCATTTTTGAAAGCTTCAGCTTTTACTTTAACTGTGTTTAATTCATTAGTTGATATTTTAAATGGACTATATCCAGTGACATCATAACAACTACATATGAAATGCCATCTATCTTTTTTAGTTGGATTTACAATTTGATGTGTATTATTAACTTGCATAATATAAACACTACCATCAGCTGGAAAGTGTCTTTCATCTATTTTAGTACCATCATTTAAAAATAATGAGTGTGTACATTCTTTATCAGTAATTAATGGTATATGAATCCTGCAAGCATACTCACCACTTTTTGAATCATTGTGTATGGAGCTTTTACCGCCAGCTTTAAGTACAGTATATCGTGCTCTTCTTGGAGTCATGCCTAAATCATCTAATAAATCTATGACTCTTCCAGTCTCACCTATACAAAGTTTAGTTTTAGTATCATAATTGTATTCAAAATTAATACCTTTTTTAATAGCAAGTTCAAAATTAACTTTACCATCTTCCCATATTTGCTTACCAGATACCATACCTCTTAAATGGT